CTGCAACATATGTCGGCCTGCGATGAAATCAAACCGCATCCTGATGCAGCCTTTTCAAATGAGTACACATAAGGCAGGCCGACATATGTTGCAGTGTGTACATCAACATCAGTAAACAGCAAATTGATGCCGCGCACCTTTTTGCCAGCCTTTAATGCGCCAACTGTTTGCAGCTCAAAGTCACCCGCCTGACTGGTGGCTGATGCCGTCCAGTTTGTGTCACTTTCCTGATCGCACCACTTCACTGACCGAGGGTTGCTTGACGCACCCAAGGCAAAGATAAAGCGCTCGGCAGTAGACATTACAGCCGCGCAGCCTGTTGGCGCGTTGGTGATGGCAGCCGCCAGCGTTGGCGTTGAGAATCCCAGTTGCCACTGATAAATCTTGCCATCGGCACTTGAGCAGCCAATCAGGTACTCGCCAAAGGTGTCTAGACTCCAAGTCGTTGCCGGCGTCACAGAGCCTGTATCTGGACGCGCCACGCCATAGGCAAAGTTTCCATAGGTGGAGTAGCCATAGCCAGTCTTTGTGGCAGCATCAGCTATGCCTACTGTAAAACTTGTTGGCGTGATGTCTTTGAGCGTGCCGCCCTCATTCATGGCGTAGAGCTTTGAATGCGTACCGGCAGCAATCCATCTATTTCCAGTGTTGTCACGCCAAGTCAATAAGCCTCGGCAGGAGCCTGTCATCTGACTAGCAGAGCGCTTGCGCCAGCCGCCAATGGGTCTGAGAGTGTTCTCAAACCAGCGTACTAAGTTGGCGTCAAACCAGCGCCCAGCAGACTGATACTCAGTGCCGTTGCGATATACGCCTGGTGGAATCTTTAAGGGTATGAGTGCCATAGGTCAATTATGCGGTTTCTGTAGACAAATTGGACATGAATGAAAGTGTGGCGATCACTGATGGCACTGCCGGTCTGGTGGGCGAGCTGCTGGTTGCGTAATGCTCAATCTGCACACCAACATCTGTTGGCCGCCACATGATCTCCACATAGTCATTCGCCGCCAAATTCACAAAGAAATTCAGTGCGGCAACAATGTGGAATGGATCGCCAACACCTTTCCTTGGTGCAAAGCCAAATCTGCTGTTTGACTTATCAATGTTTGTGCCGTTCTTACGAAACCACACATCCACATCTTGAGATGCATTGGTGGTATTTGTAAACTGAATGCTGAATTGGATGTTGTAGATGCCGGCCTGAGACACATTAAGTCTTGACGAATTCGACAAGGTAACGCCATTGGTGTAGTCGGTGGTGTCAAATGTGACGGCGTAGGCCGTTGTCGTATTGGCAGCCACTTGATCTGTGCCATCTTGAAACGCACCATATGGGTTGTTGATGTACTTGCCACCACGCGGTCCGAGGATCGTTGCAAAGACTGCCGTCAGCTTGTTGAAGTAGACATTCAAGCCGCCAAATGATGTAGCCAAAAAGCCTTGGTCATAGGCAGGCGCAGGCGAGCCAAGGTTTGGCTGTGCCGGTGTAGTTATCTGCTGACCAAGGTTCAGTGCCATTACACATTTCTTTCAAAGTGTGGACAGTCCACTAGTGAGCGAAAATTGCCTCCCCATCGATGCTTAGGATGTAGGCTTTCCCAATATTCACCAAGTGGCGCAAGTATTTCCTTGTCCCAAATGATCTTGCCGTCTTTGAAAAAATTCAGATCAATGGCGCATCGCTTTAAGTGAATGCTGTTCATTGTCTTGCTACGGCCAGTCTTGAAGTAGATAGCCTGCTGTTCAACTGTCCTAGCCAACTCTCCACCAGTCACCATAAAGCCTTGATCTGTGGCGTATTGGATCAACTTGCACATATCCAACAGGAATGCAGCTTGTTCAGTGTTAAGGCTCATTTCTTCCTCATTTCTGCCAGCTTCTCAACTGTACGGCCACCAAAGTATGCGCCCATGATCAACATACCCCAATTCCCCAGCAGGGTTACATAGGACTCGTTTGCGTTGTATCCATAGGCAGACATCATGGCAAACAAGAAGTAGCCTAGAAAGATCGCTATAAGGCTCATAGGGCGGATATTTTTGGATAGCCAACTGTCGCTAGACATATCCGCTGTCCAGCGGTCTGTGATGTTGTCAGCGTCATTCTGTGCAGCCTTTGCCAACAGATCAAGCTCGGCCAGCTCCATCTTGGCTTTTTCAATGCCCAGCTCAAGCAGTCTCTCCTCATGCTCAAACTGCAACTGGCGCAGCTTGCTGACATCTTCGGGGGTTGGGTTATCTGAAATCTTCACGCCAAGCGTGTTCTCCACCAGCTCTTTGCCCTTGGCCTGTATTGCACTGGAGAGCAACCCCAAGCCGTTTTGGGCTAATGTGCCGAGTAGTGATGCAACAATTGGGATCATTCCTTTTTCTCCATCTTATTTATGAGCCGTTTAACTTGCTCTTGTTGCTGCTTTGTGTCTCTCTTTGCCTCAAGGATATCTAAGTACATAAACCCAATGATGGGAAGCAGCAGACAAAAAACAATCACCATACTAAGAAAAGCAATTATGAAGCCCATCTCGCTACTTTCATTTGGTGGATTGCTAGGAATAGTAGCTGGAGGTATATAAAAACGATCATCACCGCCGCTATTATTAATCCTCTGTCTTGCAACTGGTTTAGCATTCTTCGCCGTTGCCATGCCACCACCCTGTCCTTTGCTTCCTGTTCTAGTCTTTCCTTTTCTTGCTCCTCATTGAGTCTTGCATACTCTTCTTCAAACCTTGACCACACTGCACCCAGCGCTGGGTCAACTTGGTAAATTAGGAATTCTCTTAACTCAACTGACTGCCTCTCCAATTCGATTTGGTTGAAGACATTGTCAAGAGCCTGCGCCTTGAGAGATTTTGTTTTTGGAGGATTGCGCTTTTGCTCTTCCGCTTCTTTCTTTACTTCTTCATGCGCCTCAAAAAACTTACCTATGAATCCAGAAATCTCTTTTGTGATCTTCCCCAGCTCACCGCCTGTTTGCTTTATATCCTTATAAAGCGCAACGCCTGTCTTTATTGCACTAATAGCAGCCAGGGCAACGGTGAATGGGTCCACATCATTTGTCTTGCTTGCTGTCTAGCTTATCGAATATCTGCTTCAAGATGGCTTTGACCTCTGCAATGTCTGACCTGTAATCATCCTTTTGCACATAGCCGCGAGGCAAGTCATTGACCTTGTCTTCCAGCTTTTGGATGTTGCGTGTCATGGAGTTAATTACATATGCCGCCAAGAATCCAGCGACACCGATAACCAAATTGAAGAGATGCTGGTTGTCCATTACTCGCTCGCAGCCTGCAATGGAGTCAAGTCTTCTGTTGTCCAGTAATCTTTTGCCAGCATTATGACCAAGTGGTCACGATTCCTCTTGAGCGTGTCTGCCCAATCAGCATCAGTCATGTCTTCGGGCTGTCCTGCGTTAATCAGGTTTACGCTGTCCATAGCGGCAGAGTAGTGCTTTGCGATTTGTTCTTGTTCGGTGAGTTCAATCATTTTAATTTCCTTCAAGTTGTTTTACACGGGCAGTCAGTTCTTTGATTGCGTTGACCAAGTACCAACTCAAATTATCTGAGTCAACTGACAACACACCCGTTGATTCAATCTTTACACAATCAGGTAAAACAGCTTGTAGTTCTTGAGCAATCACACCCAACTGAACACCTGTTTTTGCAACAGCTTGGCCTTGTGGCAGTTCAGTAATTTCTTCGGGTAAACGATACTCAAAATTACGCACTTTGATAGCGTTAATAGCTGACAAACCAATGTTGTTATCAACAATATTTTTCTTTAAGCGTTGGTCAGAAATTACCGACCATGTTGCTGTGTTTGTTCCGTTGTAGGCGTTGCCGCCATTTGGACTGACAAAAAATGTACTGCCGCCTTTACCTGTTGCTCCTGAGGCTGTTGAAAGTAATATTTCATGAGTCACTGAAGTTGATGAAGCATTGTTACCAAATCCAATAAAAATGCTATTTCCACCAGTAGTTATAACTTTACCCGTTTGAAAACCAACGCAAACATTGGCAGCGCCAGTTGTAATTTGAGAACCAGCTTGATAACCAACAAATGTGTTGTAAACATCTCCTGATCCGTTTTGTGAATATCCAGCTTGATAGCCAACGGCAGTTGAAACAGCCCCTGTTGTATTTGAGTAAAGCGCCTGATAACCTACAGCAGTGTTGCCTGATGCTGTGGTGTTGCCACGAAGAGCCTCTGAGCCAATAGCGGTATTGTTACTTCCAGTTGTGTTTATTAACAACGCACCTTGCCCAAGCGCAGACAAAGAACTACCTGTTGTATTTGCCAAACCCGCATCTCTGCCAACAACAGTATTATCAGAACCAGTAGTATTTGCTTTTAATGCTTGGGAACCAACAGCAACTACTGCCGCACCAGAAGTATTATTTAGTAATGCGTTACTGCCGACAGCGGTATTCACAGTGCCAGTTTGAGAGCCGCCAGATAAAGCACTAGCACCCACCGCAGTGTTGGTAGCCACAGCACCAGCACCTCTGCCGACTGTGAGTCCTTGGATGGTTGTTGCCGTACCAGTAACTGTCAAAGTACCAGCCACCGCCAATGTCTTACCAGAGCCAACATTTAAGCCAACTGAAGTGCCAGTGCCAGCAGCCGCAAAGACTGAGTCAACCAAGTCTAGGTCCGTATTTACCTTGGTTCCCCAAGTGTCAGTTGAGGCTCCTACCTCTGGTTTTGTCAGTAGTAAGTTTGTGGTTGTGGTATCTGCCATGCTAAAATCTCCTATGCGGCCTGTTGCCAAGTGATTGAATTGTCTGCTAAATCAGACCAACTTTCTGATGTGTCTGCAATTTGTGACCAGCTCTCTGATGTATCTGGAACAGCACCCCAGCCATACCCAATGATGATGCCAGCAGCGCCAATAGACTGAACCCCAATTATCCCTATGGATATGACATTTGATACGCTGCCAACAGCGCCGGTTGCACCATTTCCTGTGATTGCTTGGAAAGTGATGACCTCTGCGCCCATAGTGCCGACAGCACCAGTCGCCGCATTGCCGGTAACTGCTGTGGCGCTGGTAATGACAACAGTGCCAACAGCAGCTGTAGACGCATTGCCTGTTAAATCAACGGCAGCAGACTGAGTGACACTGCCAACTGCCAGGCTTGACGCATTGCCGGTGATGGCTTGAGTTAATCCCGCTAAGACCGATCCAACAGCGCCAGTGGCTGCATTGCCTGTGATGGCAACAGATACAGTTAATCCAACAGTGCCTACATTACCTGTGGCAATCGTCCCATCTTCTTGGATTGATCTGTCGGCCAGCAGCGTGCCAACGGCGCCAGTAGACGCATTGCCGCTAATAACGACATTGCCTATGCCATAGACGCCCCTGCCGTAATAGCCAGAACCATATGCAGCCATACCGCTGCCCTAGTTAAGCCAGCCTGATCAGGCCAGTGCTTGCATCATTTGTCGGCATAGTCAGCGTAAATGTTCCAGCAGTCACAGTCTGACTGCCGAATGTATGCACGCTGACTGCCTTGTTTGACTGAGTCGAGTTATAAATCAAGACCGCGTCAAAGGCCGTAGACAAGGTCACAGCAGAGTAGCTGATGCTGGCGCTGGGGGTCACAAAGGCTGTAGTGCCACTGGTGCTAGGCGCAGTGCCAAAGGTCACTGTGGCGCCGCCTGCGGTGTAGCCAGTGCCTGACACCTCGTTTGTGGCGCTGTAGGCTGTAGTGGTTGCATTGACAGTGGCAGATGCCAAGTACAAGGCAGCCTTGAAAGTGTCGGCGGCAGTTGAGCCGCGAGTGACGCCAGTGCCAAAGTTATGGTGGCCGACAAGCAGCTCACCCTTGAAACTGGTACACATTGCTTGCGTATTGGCCATAATTTATCCCTTAAATTGTTTGACTGATGCCATCAGCAAAGACACCGCGCTTGAGCGCCATGTTGACAGATCGATGCACCAACTCACCAGCAAGCCAATACTCAACCCAGCTCGTTGTCTCGGTATCGGTATCAATTGAACCCTCACGCTTTTCTAGCAATGAGTCGTCCATCTCGCCTTTGGTGGTGTTGACTATCATCCAAATGTCCTTGCTCTTGCCAAGATCGCGCCGCCTGATGTAGAACCACGATCATCTGCAATCTGCAACTGATCTAGTCCTGCCTGGTACAGCGATGACCATACAGGTATTCTCGCATCGTCCTGCAAGTATGGCGCAGCCTGTAAGAGTGATCCATACAAAT